TTATTAACCTGCTTCTGAAACCAATTTAGCTCAACATGAGTGTCAACACGACCTACTCGGAAAGAAGTACCATGTTGCTTGCTGTGAAAACTCAACAAACTACCCTTCTGAATATCCTGTGCATAATGTCGGAACTGAACACTGTCAATGTGTTTTGCGAACGATGTTGCAAAGTTAATTTTCGCAGTTTTAGTATTCTGATTACCTATTGCTTTCTTAGTCTTTTCAGACACATACTTGCAGCAGATAGGCTCACCATTCAATACATCAAACTCATAACCTACAGTCAAAGTGTTCATTTCAACATCTGTAAAAGAAAGACTTTCAAGTCCAGCAAAGAAGCCTTCCGAACGTACTTTCAAGAAAGGTTGAGCGCGAACACGACGATTCACATCAAAGAACCCTTTTGCATCATGATTGATGTTCTTGGTGGAATCCCGATACAAGTTATTGTAGTAAACGTAGGAGTCAGACAACTGCACCTCGACCGGAAAGAAAACGCCTACAAAACCTACTCCCCATTCCTTAGATACCACTACTCGCTCACCAAGTACAATTCCAATATGGATTTTGTCAGCGTTAGGAATTTCAATTACCTCTACAATTTTTGCAATGATTGCCTTGTGTCCCATTTTCTTATCCTCTTTTCGATTTGTAAATTGCGTTTTGAATCAACTTGTCCAGATAGTTTACGAACAACCTACGCCAGACATACCCACGTAACACACTGATAACAGTGAAGATTAAGTTAATCAGCATGCTCTCACCAATTGAAGCTTCGATCTTGAACAGAGGGATAATGATAACACTCCACACAATGAATGCAAGCAAATATCCTGTACTGACGTTAAGAACCTGTTCTATCATGCTGATTGTTCTGGTTTGCTTATCGCTCATTCATGATCCCCTAATTTTTGCAGTTATTAAACACTTCAATATAAATATCAAGACTAATTCTTTGTGCGCCATACTCTTTAAGTGCATTGCCACCCATGATATTTCTCCCAATTTTTGATTTCAGTATAGATTAAAGATAATAGTGATAAATGTCAAGCAAAAAAAAAACCCCACCGAAGCAGGGAATTGAAAACTTCAAGACTCTATTTTGAAAACTTCATCAATCAACCGCTGCTTAAACTTTCGGTTATGCAATGTAGTAAGTAGCACCTTGCGCTCGGAATATTCGACACCCGCGTCGATGAAACTTGTGTTTGCGCGCTGTAAAGCCGCGATTGCTTGAATCTCAACTGGTCGCATCGTGTCACGGATAGCTGTAGAAGGTGAAAGGCCATGCTCAGAAATGTATTGCTTAGATGTTTGTCCAAGCACTAAACGATTAATCAGATTGTATTCGTTGCTGTAGTGATGGACTTGAGTTTCCTTGCCTAAAAGTTTCCGTGATTCCTGAACTGCCCCTGTCATTTCGGGTGCTTCAAGTCGTGATGCTTGGCGATCATGCTTTGCGATCTGTGACTCAGCTAGCCGCCAAAACTCACGAACTAATGCTTTCTTAAACTCGCGCACAACTGGACTGTTACGCATGTAGGTAAACAGCAATGTTGATTGTCTCTCGTTTAATATTGCGTACTCAGCTTCGCCGCCTCCGTGCTGGCCATCTAATCTTGCTTGGATTTCAAATCCGACCAAGCCAAAATCCCTTAAATCTAGCTCATATTTTCTTACCAGCTTGATAACGCTGGCGTGAGCAAGATTTGCACCTTCTGCAATTGCCAGTGTTGTTGTAACCGGCTCACTATTCTCAATCGTTACTATTTTCATTTCTTCACCCCTCTATCAATAACCCTGTTAATAAACGAGTTAACGCTGCTCCCATCTTGCCTGCGTTTAAAACGCGAACAAGCCGAACTCAATTAAATCGAGATTGTACTTTCTCACCAGCTTGATCACGCTACCGTGATCAAAATTTGCAAATTGTGCAATTTCCAGTGTTGTTTTGATCGATTCGCTATTTTTAATCGTTACTGTAAATGATTCATCACTTTAGCCCTATTACGCGCACACTGCAAGCAAAAAAAACCCCACCGAAGCAGGGTTTGTAAGTCGTTGTTAATTAAGGATATGTCCACCAATATCTTCCATAAATAAAATTACCGTTCTCAATTACATATTCCATATCCCGTTCTTTACTCTCAATATAACCAGTCCTAACAGCAAAAAAGACACCATCCTCACCGACTAAAGCAAGCTTGCATCCTACTGGAGCTAGATTTTCCGGTGGGTTAAAGTGAGGGTATGCACCTTCCTCTTGATTACCGCTTTTCATTTAATACCTGCTTTCATCAAGTCCATTGATTGTTCCTCAGTAAATCCGGCATCAACAAAAGCCTGATACTGCACGAATCGCATCTTTGCAGACTGAGTGAGAATATCAGTAAGGTAGTCCATATCGTTCTTCATTTTTTCCAACTCCATTTGACGCTTTTCTTTTTCTGTCATCAACTTTTTCACGTTACCTTCGTCAACTTCTTTCATAGGCACCTCCGGTTAAAATGTAGTCTTTTCAGTACAGGTATAAGTAATTCGATCAACAGTGTGTCCTTCTTTCAATGACATGTCAATCTTCCTGATAACTGATTGTGCTAACAATTCACATTCAGTACGATTTTCTAAACCCTCAATTTCAATCACTTCTTCACTTGCCGTGCAATTCATACAGCTTACTGAAACCAAAACAGTCAAAGCATATAATATCATAGTTTCTCCCTATCAATGTATACGCCATTATCACTGATATCTATTACATTGTCAATTCAAATTCTTCCACAAACTTCTTTTTAATAGGTGCAAGTGGCATCATACTGAATACGAACGCGTCCATAGAGTTTGGCGATGCACCACTTCCTGTAAATGTAGTGATTTCTCTAAACAAATTCTCAAGCCTGTTATCTGGGTTATACCATCGAATAAATCCTTGATCATGCTTCAATGCGAATGGTTGTAATCGTGTCAGTTTATTCTCAGTAGAGAAAGTGCCTTCAATAACATCACCTACATCTGCACGATCTATATCACGAAAGCCAGTCTTTATATAATCCAAACCAATAGCGTTCACTTCCATAACAATATGAGTTTTACCCTTAGCTCGATAGAAGTCGTATAAATCAGCCACACGTTTGTTCCAAGCTGCCCCTGATCCGTATCGTTTGGTGTGATCCTCAAGTGTATAAAGCATTCCATCGTCTCCGAGGGCCGACACTACTATACCTACCGCGTCGGGCTTTCTACCCCTCTTTTTTCCCACAGAACTCTTGGATTGCTTTGAGTTGATAGCTGGGTCAACACCTATCGAATATTTCACAAAGTTTGGTAGCAGCTTTCTGTCTTTAATTTCATACCTGCTTATCTCATCCATCTGGAATAAGGCATCTTCATTCGACAGTATCAGCTTACCCTCAAGTTCAGTAGCTTCCATCCTTGTGCCCTTATACTTGGCAATAACAGTATTGGTAAACTTCTTACTAAGGTTAAGCTTGTTCTCCATAGTGCTACCATTGATCAATCGAATTGACTCGTCACCACTTTCGTATCTGGAAACCCAATCAATCATTGTTTCAGTTGCCTTGGGTGTAGTTGCAACAATCGTTTTAGCAGGAGGAAGACGGCATGTTAATTCAGCTTGGGTTATAATCCCCTCATTGTTATCATAAAAAGCAGCTTCCTCAAGGAACAGTAGTTCTACGTTAGCAGACCGTGGGGCATCCTCTCCAGCCTCAGCAGGAATCATCAATAGCTCTGCACCATTAGGCCACCTCATAAAGCCTTGTCGTAGCTCAGGACGGTTAGGGTGATGCATAGGATACCTAGCCATAATAGCTGGTGCAATTGTACGGTTAAGTGTACGTGCAGTAGGTGCGATAATCATCATTTGAGTTATGGCATGTTTTTCAACAGCACGTTTGATGGTTGCAGCTAATGCATGTGTCTTACCAAAACCACGTCCTGCACAAATAAGAATAATATCAGCAAGCGGGTCATCCAGTGGAACCCATTGTTTATCACGCAACATTATTTCATCATCATATTGTATTTCAGCAGCTTCTTCTGGAGAAAGTGCCATTAACATCTTTTTCAATTCTTCTGGATCGTTTTCTTGCAAGTATCTTATCTTCTCACCCAATGCAAACTTGATTGGGCAGCGTTTGTCGTTGTTGATTGCTGGCATCACGCCCTCCTAGTTATTCATCACGAATAAAAAAGCATGGATTATTCCATGCTCAGCTAGGACAGTATTATTAGTTATTCTGTTCAATAATCAGGAACATAGATAGAATTATCTATTCGATAAGCAAGTTCATCTTTGAACAATTGATATACACAGTCACGATACATTATTTTATTATCTTTGATAAATTGAATAGTATTGAGGACGTGAACATCCGTCATATCACAAAGAGTTATCATCTTCAATTTATCCTTACCATCTTTACCACGAGTACCCCACTCAAAAGAAGCACGAATAGTGTAGTGAGGATCATCTGTGGTTAATGAGTTCTCAAGATATAGATTAGTATCCCGATTTCTACGAAGATAATCATACCCACCATCCACAAAGTATTCATAACCATCTTTGTCAGTATGTTCAACATAATCGTGTCGATGTGTACTGACCAGAATAGTGCCGTCTGGTGTGATGATCGAGTTTCTAAAGATTTGCATTGGATTTCCTCATGGTGTATTAGTCTGATTATTGATCCCGTCTATTAATTCGATATACTGATTCGGATAATCAAGTGGTGATAAGATAATAACAAGAAGAGAAATGAATCGAATAATCGAATCGGACTACTGCATTATAAGAGTGATCCAAAAACCTGTCAAGCTTTATTTTACTATTATGATCATTCTCCATTAAACACTATTCGTTCGGACTTACGATTCGTTATACTCATTCGATATACTGATTCGGATAATCAAATGGTGATGAAACATATTAAGAAGAGAAACGAATTGATACCTGAATCACTTAGCCTGAACAAATAATCGAATCGGACAAATGCAGTATAATGATCGTTCTAAAATCTGTCAAGCTTTATTTTGCATATAATTCAATAAAAAGGATACAAACTTTAAAAACTTCTTACATTACATCTACTTATGATAAGATTTAATATGCCAACATTCAGTCCAGTCTTGCAACCTTCGGTTAAATTACCCGGACTAATACACTGATTGAATACTGATACTATGACGTTTCTCACATCGTAAAAAGTCACATTTATAAGAAATATATTTATGAACGCTGATCAAAATATCGTGTCGTAGCATTGACAGGACGATTGACAGGGACTACCGTCAATATCAAGCAAACTAAATGGAGGTGATAAATCATTACTAAGTTTAAGATTCTTCTCGTCGTTCTGACCCTATCTGTAATTACAGGTTGTGCTAGATATGTGCCACCTCATAATTCCCAATATAGTTACTTTGATCCTACTGTGAAAGGTGGAATAGCTTATGCTCCAAGCAACGAGTCTATTCGTAAGTATCAGGAAAACAGTTATGATTCCCCTTACTCAACTGGACGCACAATTCGTGCAACAACTTATTCAGGAGGTGTACGCAGCACTACAATCATCCGTATTCATTGAATAGGAAAATCTATGAAAAAAATTAAGATTGACGTATATGAGCAGGAGATATTGGCCTTTGATAGTTATAAGTCATTCTTATCTTTTTGTAAAAAGAATAAGTATGTAATGCACGAAGATGAAAGTGTACTAATGAACAGTATTGGTTGTGTGGGAGTTGTTGAACGTGGTGATGGTTCAGGATTAGGTGATATATTTATGATTGTTGAGTCTAAAGATATATCAGTAATTACTCATGAAGCAGTACACGCTGCCATATTCATTTTATCTGGAGTAGGTGTAAGTTTTAACTTGGAAGAACAGGAACCATTGGCTTACCTCACTGGTTTCATCTTTAAATCCTTTTGCAAAGCATTCAAGGTGCTACCTTTCGATCAACTTAAACATGAAACTAACTCAACTGAATAAGGTGGTATAAAATGGCTAAGCGTAACAATCTAAGCGTAGTAGAATCTCGTCGTGATCGCAAGAAAGAACGTGGTTATGAGCCTAATGTTAAGTTTGATGAGGAAAAGAAAACTATGCCACTACAAGCTAAGACAGAAGCACAAGAGTTTTATATTGAAAGTTTGAACAACAACATTATTACTATTGCGACTGGACACGCTGGATCAGGTAAGTCTTATTGTGCATCCTATCTTGCTGCACAGATGCTATTGCGTAATGAGATTGAGTATATTGTTATCACTCGTCCTTATGCTCATTTGGGTACTGACTATGGTGCCACTCCCGGTACAGACTTCGAGAAGCTTGAGCCGTTCTGTCGCCCCATGCTGGACACATTGAAAAAGGTACTTGGGCCTGCTCGTTATCAGTATTGTATTGATAAGAAGATCATTGAGATTTCTCCGCTTGAGAAAATTCAAGGTCGCTCGTTTGATGATCCTTGCGCTATTATCTGCGACGAAAGTCAGAATGCAACTAAGCCACAACTGTTGAGTTTGGTTACTCGACTGGGTACTGAGGTTGAATTTTTAGCTATCTGTGGTGATCCACGTCAGTCTGTACGTGCTGGTGAGAACGCACTCGATTGGGTAACTGACTTCTTTGATAGAAACAATATTCAGAGTGTAGGTGTTGTAGAGTTTACTGAAGAGGATTGCGTTCGTAGTGGTATTGTTAAAGATATCCTGATTGCGTTTGAACGAGAAGGTGGTTTCTATTCTAAGATGTAATACTTACACTGTCTGATTAAAACAAACCCGCTTAATTTGCGGGTTTTTTATTTGAATGAACAATTTGTGATAAACATAGTCTCACACGATATCTTATAGAACAATCATGTGGGGAAAATCATGCCAATAGTCGGAATTCCAGCATTATACGCACAGAGCCTAATAATAGGTCAATCTGCAACGGTAGCCACACCATCATCAGCTTATCACCGTATGTCAAAGAAATGGATACTTGTAGAGGCGCTACGGGGCGGTACAGAGACGATGCGTGAGAAAGGTACTCTATTCCTGCCACAAGAACCTAAAGAGTCTAACGATGCCTACGCGGTGCGTATGAGGCGTACCTTCTTGTACAATCTGTACTGGAGAACCATCACTGTAATTGCAGGGATTGCTTTTGTTAAACCTGTAGTCATCACTGGTGTACCTGCTGAACTTGAATATCTTGAGTATGATTTCGACGGCACAGGACGTACTTTGACTGAGGTTGCTTACGATATGGCTGTTGATGCTATTCATTATGGTAAGTCACATTTGATGTGTGATTTTCCCGTAGTCGATACTGAAAATATGAATCTTGAGGAATTTAGATTAAATAACTATCGACCATACATGACTCACATAAACCCTACAAGATTGATAAGTTGGTCTTCTGAAGAAGGTGCTGGTATTAACAACTTGAACAAGATTCGTATTCTCGAAGATAAAGTTGTTGAGTCTTCTCTGAATGAATGGGCTGATAAAACCATAACTTATATTCGAGTTATATATACGGATAGAACAGATAATTATGTTTATGATCCCGAAATAGGTATAGAGAACTTTGAGTTTCAAAATACCACTGCTAACACTCTTGGTTATATTCCAATCCAAACTGTTTACAGTGATAAGACTGGTTTCTTTGAAGCTGAACCTGCCTTGTATGATCTTGCTCAACTCAATCTTCGACATTGGCAGTCTAGTAGTGACCAGAATAATATACTGCACATTGCTCGCGTACCTTTCCTTTTGGCTGTTGGATTTGATGAAGGCGAGTTAAACAATACTGAGATTGGTGCTAATCGCATGATCGTATCTAGTAATGTTGATGCAGAAATTAAGCATGTAGAACATACGGGTAAAGCAATTGGAGCAGGTAGTGCTGACTTACAACACATTGAAAATCAAATGTCTGCTATGGGTGCTGATCAGTTGCTGTCAAAAGGTGTAAGTAGGATGACAGCCACTGCTCGTAAAGTGGATCAGATGGAAAGTATGAGTATTCTACAGATGACTCTTCGAGGTATTGAGCAAGCTATTGAGCAGTGCTACGTTGCTGCCGGTGCTTATTTAGGAATTGATGCTTCAACTGTAAGTGTCACAATTGGTGATGACCTTAGTACAGCTAATGAACCGAATCCAACAGCCGCACTTATTCAACTCAAGGCTTCTGGTTTACTTACCGATGAACAATTGGTGGAAGAAGCTAAGCGTCAAGGAATTCTGTCAAGCTACTTTAAGCTTAGTGAAGAACGCCCCAACCTTACTAATCCTGAGATTTTAGAGCCTGATATGTTTAATGTGGCACCAGTAATTGATGAAGAATCAGAAGAGGACGATGAAGTTACAGAGTGATGCTCTGAAAAATAACAAGATTATTGAACAAAGTTAAATAAGTTATTGTCAATACTGGCAAGCTTTAGTGGATATATTTCTATTGCTGCCTGAAAAACAAATCAAACAGGAGTGTCGTGATGACCGATGAAACCGAACGTGATGTTCAAACCGATGTAAAAGATGCTGAGACTGACACCGTTATTGACGAAAGCTTTGTCGAAGATGATGTCAAAGATACCGATAAATCTACTGTTGCTGTGGACACTACTGAACTAGACCGTACACGCAAAGCTCTTGAAAAAGCAAATCGTGAAGCACAAGATCGACGTTTAGAATTGAAGGAATGGAAAGAACTGCAAGTTGATCCCGCTAAAGTACGACAACTGCTTGATGAACAACGTAAGGCAGATGTTAAGCGTAAAGAGGATGAAGGTCGTTATCGTGAATTGCTTAACGATGTTGAAACTGCAACCCAATCTGAAATTCAGAAAATACGCGATGAAGCTGACGAAAAAGTAGTTAAGATGCAAGGTAGTATTGAAAAGTATTTTGTAGAAAAGACAGTTGCTGAATCTCTTGCAGCAGAAGGTGCTAGTCAGAAACTATTAGGTAAACACGTTCGTGATCAAGTAAAAGTTGTTGAGCGCGATGGTGAATACCAGACAGTAGTTGTTGATAAAGACGGTGAACCACGATTGGTACGCGGTGGTGGCTTTATGACCGTAGCAGACCTCATAAGTGAGATGAAGAAAGATGATGACTTCGCTCGTGCATTCCCTGCTCCTAAGACGAGCGGTAGTGGTACAGGTGATTCAAGCAATAAAGGTTCTCGTCCAAATACATCCGGTTTAAGTAAAGGTAAGATGAGCATTCCTGATCGGGCTGCGTTCCGAGCAAAGCATGGAGTTGAGGAATATAACAAACTCCCCAACTGATTGAATTAAAACAAATAGATAGTGTCTGTAAATGTAATGTTCATAAACACTTTCATAACTGTGTTTCAATTGAACTAAACACCAAAGCTAAGTGGGGTCGGGATGATCTCTTATAGGTGTTCGCAAGCAATTGCAATTAAACTTGTAAACTAAATTATATATAGGAGATTTAAAAATGGTCGCATTTACTCGTGATACTTTCGTTATTTATGACGAAGAGTACCATACTGGCGCTGTCGAAGAAATTCAACGTGCTGCAATTGAACTGAATTCTGCTGCTGGTGGTGTAATGCGTATGTCTACGCAAACCATGCGCGGTGAGTTCCTGAGAGAATCTTTCTACCAAGACATCCAAGGTTTGGTACGTGATCGTAATCCAACTGACTTGGGTGATTCCACTCCTGATGACCTTACTATGGGTGAGGAAGTTAGCGTTAAGGTGCATAAATCGATTCACGTCGAGAAAGCTCTGAACGCATTTAAAGGTTTGGGCAATTCGCCACAAGAGTTCTCGTTTGTTGTTGGCGCGGTACAAGGTAAGCGTATGGCTGTTGACTATATGGATACTGCTATCTCCGCTGTTACTGCTGCTCTGCGCTCACAAGCCACTGTACAGTATGATGCCACTGCTACTTCCAAAAAGAGCATTAGTCCTGCTAACCTGAACCGCATTAAAAAGCGTCTAGGTGATCAGAGCCAACGTGTTCGCGCATGGGTTATGGACTCTACTATGCTGCACGACTTGGTTGAAGAAAACATCGAATCTGGTATTACAGATGTTGCTGGTGTTGTTGTATATGGTGGTAGTCCTGCTACATTGGGTCTGCCGGTTATCATGACCGATAGTCCTTACCTGATGACAGAGAACGTCGATCCTACCCTTGAGGATCACTATGTACTGGCTCTGTGTGAAGGCGCTGTAGAAGTAATCGAAGCAGAAGAGCGTTCCGTTCTTGCTGAAACCGTTGGTGGTAAGAAGAACCTTATCGGTCGTATCCAGTCTGAGTACGCTATCATGGCTACTGTATCTGGTGCATCGTACAAAGGCTCTCAGTATCCCACCAAGGCTGACCTCGCTGATCCTACTAACTGGGAATATGTGGTTAGTGATATTAAAGGCGGTTGTGGCGCTATCGGTATTTTCAATGCCCGCGTAGAATCTTAATTAGCAATTGATTAAGTAGCCCAATCGAAGGCAGGCGCAATGCCTGCCTTCTTTTTATCACACACTAGGAGAATGATATGCCTAAATTTGGACGTAGTAAAATGATTGCATTTGAAGAAGTTGATTTCGATGAAGC